ACAGCAAATAATGTTTTGAATATGCTGTACATTTACTTGCTGACTTTCCGAACAATGTGTATTGTGATCGTTCTCACATTAAAATTATTCAATGATATCAACATGTTAGGCTGAAAACCGTAATGTGTGGGGCTGCTCGAAAACAACCAGCCGTATATTGACGATTTGGATACTATATTTCAGAAGGTGTATCAATATGTAAACGTCAATATAGGGCGCTTATATTATATACATATTACACATTATCATTTAATCTTTCTAGAGCGGAATTTTCTTTGCCTGCCGCTAGTTAGCGAATGCTCTTAAAGTAAAAAATTAAGAGAATATTTTAAGTTTCCTCAATGATATCAATGACTTAGTATAACAAATGTATCAAGTGATAACAACATGTTATCACCAGTGAGCCAATAATCTCGTGCGTTGCTCGTGCCGCACATGAAAAGGACGCGTGATTTGGACGCGTTTGTTGAAATCATGGTGAACGTCGCGCAAATGGGCGTTTCGGTCAATATTCTGAATTTTAAGCTTCGCTGCTTTCTGTTGGAGCGCGCGATTTGAGGATGATGACATTTGTTTACTCCGGAGGTAAACATTTCCGGTTTTTCCGAAAATGTTCTGATGCTTTCACGTTTGCACGCTAATTTGTCCCTGATGCATTAGTATGTTTTCAACCGTCCTGAGTTAATCGAAGGGCGCAAATTTTAAGAAAACACTAAGCGGCAAGAGGTGAACGTGTTAGCGTGCAAACGTGAAAGCATGATCGGGGAGCGTTGCTAGCGCCCCCCGTATGACCATGTCAGGTTTGGGCATTGAACCTGAAACCGTCTTACAGAACTTACTCTGTAAGTAACCCTCTTGCACGGTCCAGCAACAGAGCCTTTCCGTGGGACAAGGTTAGCGTGATCGCGGAAACGCTAAGAGCCTGTCTGGGTGTCAGCCACGGGCGCAACTCTGCGCCAAGTAGGGCAAGGCTCGGCCGATTTAGGCCAAGTCAGCGCGCGGAGTCCGCCGCACACTAGGAACCGTTAGCCGCGTTGCACACTCGTTGCCGCTGTAGGCTACGTGCAATTCGCTGCTTGCACACTTGTGGCGTGGTTTCCCAATGACCCGCTGTAAAACAGGTCTCACAAGCACTGAGCGTGGCTAGGCTCAGACCATTCGACTGCCGAAACACCTCCAATCATCTGACGGTCGCACCATAGCGCCGCCTACCCTAACGACGAGGATACTCCTGGGGTAAGGACCGACCCGCCGCCCTATGTTGGACCGGCCGGGGGGCAAGCCTGCGAGCGTTTAGGTACCGACGAAATACCTAGGACCCAAAAAATCTGGGGTACCAAAAACCCTCATACCGTCACAGGCTTGTACCATCATCACCATCCAACCCCTCAGCCCGTAGTCTAGCCTTAACCGTAACCATAGTACGGATAATAGACTCGTAATCCTTACTAGCTAACCATTCCAATAACTGATCAGCCCTAAGTCTAGGATCACCAATATCAATACTCTCCCACCTACTCTCCTTGCCGCTTGTAAAAACGCTGCCTTCAACATAAGCGCGAATAAAAATACCCGTATCCATTCCCATTACTCCCGGAGTTTAAGACCACGTTCATTTCCTGTTTTTCAGAATAATGTGTAAACTATACACGAGACATTAGTCTCATTCTCTAAATAATAAATGGATATTCTACTCACGTACATTATTCTGAAAAACAGGAAATATACTTGAACTATTATAAATTCTTTCATCCCATTCGTCTAATAGTATTTCTTCTAATTCTATAGCGCACATCGCTTTATCTTTATACTCTGAGAGTAAATCGCATGAGCTAAACACTTCATACGTTTCTCGGTCGAAGCCCCACACGTTCAGAGGGTATGACTTGACCGCTCTCCTATTCGCTTCCTCATCTGCCGCCTGTGCCTTCGCCTCTTTAGCGTGCCTAGCACGGATTTTCTTAATTTCCGCTATGATCTGCTCCGCACGTGCATGCGCCTCTGCTATGACGCGAGATTGCTTTCTTGCCGCTTCCTCTGCAATAGTGCCGAGCTTGACTTTGTCCGTGAGGGTTGCGCGTACGTGGTTACAGTCTTTGCAGTTCTCCCATGGGGGAAGATTGAAAAACTGGCGGTTGCGGCAGGAAGCACAAATGAACACTTCGAGTTCCTCAGTGTAAAGTATACCATAATACAACCTACGCGTGTATTGACAAATGATGTCGGTTGTGTTATGATATACATACCACAATAAGAGGGAATAGTCAAGAGGAAACAATGGAGTCAATAAAATTTATTTGCATAGACTGTAAGTCAACAGTCTATTCGTGGTGCCTTGACGCGGTTGACATTGAGCAGGTGCTTGTACGTGAGCGATGCGCTGTCTGTACATGGATACACAGTATGTCTGACCTGACCCCTGAACAGGTACAAGAGATACGCACTATGACTGCAACCCTTCGTCCTTTACCCTTGGAGTAATACCGTCATGTTAAAAGGTGTAGTCACACTAAATGATGTAAAGATACTGATGGTTGGGTTAAGCTTCCAGAACCTTGATAAACTCAGGGCTGAGCCGTTAGATGGGTTCATCAAAATCGTTGGCAAGGATATTGGTCTACCGATTGACATATGGATATTTGCGGGGGAGACCGAGTCACATCTATATGACTTCGTACAAGGTGGTATCGACGAGCACACTATTGTGCATATAAGTGACAAGTTGAAAAGCTCATGAGTCAAGCGGCAGCGCAGACGAGTTACATAAAATGAAACCTCATCAATATAGCGGAGTTGAAAGAACGTTTATTTATAATGCGCCCCCTACTATTAGTAGGTTCATGCAGTCACAATCATTCGGGCGTTTACTATGTGGACCCGTTGGGTCTGGCAAAACTACCGGCTCACTAGTCGATCTCACTCGGAGAATGAAACAGCAGATGCCTGCGTTTCAGGACCCTGTACGTCCTAACAACCCAAGAAGGTTCACACGCTATGCGATCATCCGACAAACTCTCAAACAACTTAAGGATACTGTGCTTAAGGACGTATTATCGCGATACGCCCTTATTGCTGATTGGAGGGTGTCCGAATCTACGCTTTATTTTCGTGAGGGTGATATTCACTCGGAATGGCTTTTTGTTCCTCTTGACGAACCAGAAGATAAGCGCCGCCTTCTCAGTACCAACCTTACGGCAGCTTTTATTAATGAGTGTATTGAGATCGACATAGACTTGATTAGTGACATCGCGGGGCGATGTGGGCGATACCCTAACGACGAGTTGGGTGTGCCTACGTGGAAAGGCATAATGGCTGATACCAATATGCCTCCCGAGATGGCACCGTGGGCTAAGTTCATAAAACGTGGGCTATTGGGTGAAGTGCGTGAGTGGGAGATATTTCGGCAACCGGGAGGGCGTGAGCCTAACGCTGAGAACCTTGAGCACTTAGAGCAAACGCCTGACACGGTTATACTTCCTATCGACCCTACTCCCGGAGTAAGCCCAGAACAAATACAAAAGAACTTAGAAATACGTCGAGCGCAGGGACGCAAATATTATGAGCGGCTTGTCGCGACTGGTACCCCTGATTATATTCGTCGTTATGTGGACGCAGATTTCGGAAAAGATCCCTCTGGCTCTGCCGTATATGGAGAGAGCTTTATTTATGATTTTCATATACGTCGTGGCCTTGAGCCTGTGGACGACCGAATGCTTATTATTGGTCAAGACTTTGGGCGGAACCCCGGAGCCGTTATAACACAACTCACACATAGAGGTCAGTTGTTAGTTCTAAAAGAGATACCGACTTCTGGGATGGGACTGCGTCAACACATTGAGGAACAACTTAAACCTGCGCTCGCCACACCTCGCTTTGCCGGACGTAGGTTCATTATTGTTGGCGACCCTGCCGGTATTGCACGGTCTAGTTTGTTTGAGATGAATGAGTTTAACCTATTGTCACATTTGGGTCTACCTAATGTTCCGGCAGTAAGCAACGACATTGATAGACGCGTTGGTGCAGTGGAAGGGTTCTTCCTTGGGAATGTTAGGGGTGAGGGTAAAATATTAATTGACGAGGATGAGTGTCCGTTATTAGTCGAAGGGTTATTGGGTGCGTACCGTTACCCTAAAAATAAATATGAGACCGATAGACCGCTCCCCGAAAAAGATACACCATGGTCTCACGTGCAGGACGCGTTACAGTATGCGTGCTTGACCGCGTCGAGCGCGGAAGCATACTCGTACGCCTACGGTTATACTAAAAGAGCACGTGAGCGACATGCACGACGCGCACCCTTTAATAGTAAGGCTTGGACTTGAGGGAAAAGTCATGATGGCTAAGTATGTAGCAATTGTATTGTGTATCGCACCACCTGATGCATTAATGTGCGATCATAGTTATTTGGTAGATACTCACGAGGTTAGTCTAAAAGAGTGTAACGAGGTTGCTCAAAAGACGATGAAGGGTCTAACGACTCCCGGTATTGAGATTGTGTGTATCAGGGTGAAATAACATGACTACCCCTATTACTCTTAGAGTAGCTGAGACCAAGTGGGCTCCAAATGAGCGCATTATAATATTGTTGCGTGAAGCATTACGCGATGCAAAGGCAGGTAAAATACAAGCGATGGGTCTTGCTCTTGCTATTGTGAATAATGAGTCTGACTCTGATATGGGTAGATCGACTGAAACAATTTTATCATTTACTGATGGCTGGTCACATAGTTTAACCACTGCGGTCTCAACATTAGCATTTCGCTTGAACTATGAGCGATATACACAAGGCTCTGTCATGCCGGACCCTACACTTACAGATGAGGACGAGTAGCGCGCCCGAAGGGCTTGCGCCACTCTAAGCATGTGCGTTTACGCGTACACGCTAAACGCATAGGGAGAGTAACATGGAAGTAAAAATTAAACCAAACCAATACGGTGCTAGAGAGCTACAATGGGCGCGTAGACTTCATAGTGACACGCAACAAATATGGGAGGCTCATAGCTTAGACCGTGAAAGGCTATATAATGTCAGCGGTATTGACGATGGGATAATGTGGCAGTGGAGTTTGGGTTGGCGTGTTGGTAGCGAGCCACCACAATTCGGTGCAACCACGTTCTTTAATAGATATGAAGCACAGGAAGTTGCGCAACATATTGAGATGCGCTATGAAGTCAACGAAGAAAAATTAAAAGACATTGCAGCGGGAAACGAAATAACTGTTGGGGGTAATGCGTGGAAATATTATGGCATACATGACAATAAGAGACTATGGATATGTGTGTTGCCCGGTGAAAATAGTGCATACGTGGCAACGAGTTCGTACGATGATCCTAAGCAGACATGGGTTATATCTAAGCGTGAGTGGGTGCCTTCTGGTAAAAATGATGAAATGCAGAAACTTGATATAAAGAAACTTGGAGAATATAAAAACTTAACTCAAGCGCAAATGAGCGTCGCCCGTCTTACTTATAATGGTTCCAAGTCATCGCTAGCAAATACAGACGAAAGGGATGAACCATGAAATTGGATATTGGAAGTTTGAGCGTTAGAGACTTTATTCTCGTTGACATGTTCTTGGATATTATCGCTGATCTCGTCTTCGTTACTCTCGGAGTACTCATCAACATCTACAATCGGGCCACCCAATTGCACTTGCTCTGTATTACCCTCGGAGTAATTTATCTGTAGATTAAAAATATTCCCCATTGTACCTTCCCTTGTGCCTGCCGCTGGTTCAAGCGCGCCTAGACCACCGATTTTTGCAATGGTCTCAAGTGCTTTCACTTTAGAGTTCAGTGGTTGGTCGTCTTTGGTGCAAGCAAAGAATACTTTCATAATCAGTTCTTCGACGATGGCCGCAGCCTTGAGTTTAACTCGCTTATGGGTATTTGTTGCGCCCTGCCATTCAGTCTGCGCGACTACGAGCGCTTCCTTGAAAGCGCGAGTACCAGAAAGTCTTAGGTATTCCTCACGCGTAATATTGAGATGAAACAGTATATTGTCTATCTCTACCACGTCTTTGGCGATTTCTGTTACTAGGTACCTTATCTTGTGCTCTGTGATTGGCATTTTACAGGTCTCTCTTAGTGGTAAATTAAGGTATACCTTAATTTACAATGATAAAATGTAGACATAAAAATGACACATTTCCATCATAATTTTGCCACAATAGCATATTATCATGGCAAAAGTATGGCAGAAATTGTGCTCTCCGTCATACGAGTATGGGGGCCGGTTCGATCCTCCCGCGGAAAGAGCGGCCCCCATTTTGTTTGTTTGTTTGTTACTCCGGGGGGTAACTTGACCACTAGGGTATGGAGTGTAACGATATAGAAAATTAATAAAACGTGCCTCTTGGTGGGGTCTTACGCGTTGTAGGCGGCGCAGATACAGACGCACAGGTTAAGCGCGAAGCCGCTATCCGTGCGCAGGCGCAGCTTCCCCCCGTTGCAGAATTAACTGGCCTAGCCGGCTTTATAAATGACCAATTTACATTGATGCGGCGGCATCGAGATAACACGAGCGCCGGCTGGGCACATAGACTTTTGAGAGCACTTCGCGCGTTTAATGGTGTCTACGAAGAAGACATTCTACAAGAGATAAGAAAATTCGGAGGATCACAGGTATACGCGCGCATCGTTGCGATGAAAGCGCGAGGGACTACGTCCCTCTTGAGAGATGTTTATCTTGGGACTGAACGACCGTGGGGGCTTGAGCCTTCGCCCGATCCCCCCGTACCACCTGAGATATACCAGTCCATACAGAAACTTGTAGAGTCAGAAATACAAGGGGCAGTTCAAGGTCATTTACAAGCGTTACATGCTCAGCAGGCGCATGCGGCGGGTGTGGCCGCGATGCACACTCAAAACGCGCAACAGCCCGCAGTTGCTCAAGCACAACAACCACCAGCGCCACCACCCCCTGAACCATTACCTGATGCTAATGCCATACGAGATAGATTTACCGAACTCGAAACGGCAGCGCGTGATGCGGCAAAGAGAAATGCGGCGAAGAAGGCAAAAATTGCGGAAGATAAAATTCAAGAAATTCTTGCACAAGGCGGGTTCTATACAGCATTCGCAGAGTTCCTAGTTGATCTACCAATTTTCCCATACGGAGTTATTAAAGGGCCAGTAGTTAGAATTAAAACCAACGTAGAATGGCAGCGTGACCCTAATACTCTCAAGAGTAATCCGCTCACAACGCAGAAACCTTATTTGTGTTGGGAACGTGTTAGTCCATTTGATATCTACTGGACACCGGGGGTTGCAAATATAGCTGATGCAAATGTCATTGAAAGATCACGAGTTACACGAAAAGAGTTAAATGATTTACTCGACCTCCCCGGATTTGATCAACAAGCTGTCAGAGCTGTTCTGGACGATTATGGTCGTGGAGGTCTTGTTGATAATTGGGACCAGACCGACGCAGAGCGAGCAATACTTGAGTCCCGAGAGAACCCTCGATTTAACCAATCAGGACTGATCGCATGTTTACAATTCAGTGGGTGGGCTCAGGGTAAGCAGATTTTAGAGGCAGGCTTCCCTGCTCCAATGATACCTGATCCGACGCGTGATTATTTTATTGAAGCATGGCTGATAGGGCGATATGTTATCAAAGTTCAACTTTCCCCATCGCCGCGAAAACGCCATATTTATTACCTTACCTCTTTTGAAAAAGTGCCGGGCACTGTCGTTGGTAACGGACTCCCGGATTTGCTCACTGATATTAGTACCGTGGCGAATGCCACTCTACGAGCACTTGTTAATAATCTCAGCATTGCGAGTGGACCACAAGTTACTATTAGCGACGACCGATTGGCAGACGGTGAGGACGGTGAGGAACTGTATCCTTGGAAACGTTGGCACATCAAGTCTGATCCATTTGGTAATAATACTCAACCTGCGATTTCATTCTGGCAACCGCAAAGTAATTCCCAAGAGTTAATGGCTGTCTATACTGCGTTTAGTACGTTGGCGGACGAGATGTCCGCTATTCCTAAGTTTGTGCAAGGTATGCCCGGAGCGGGACCGACTGGTCGTACTGCTTCTGGGCTTGCTATGCTCATGCAGAACGCTGCGAAGATACTTCAAACCGTCGCATCGAACATTGATAGAGATATAGTAGAAGGGTTGATAACAAACCTTCTTGATATGATTATGCTTACAGATACTTCAGGTCTGCTTGATGGGCAAGAAGAAGTTAGAATACTCGGTGTTAACGTCGCCATGGCTAAGGAAGCCCAGATACAGCGGGAACTTGAGTTTCTACAAATCACAGCTAATCCGATTGACATGTCGATTATTGGACCGAAGGGACGTGCAGTTGTCCTTAAACAGGTTGCGGACCATCTCAATATTCCCGGCGCAGATATCGTCCCCACCGAAGAGGAACTTAACAATCAGCAGAAGGCTCAAGCGGCTGCGCAAACCGGGGCTGCTCAAGGGCAGGAGGCGGCTGCGAATACGCAATTGGCTGGTCAGCATGGAGCGGCGCAGGCTCAAGGTCAGCAAGCACCGCGCCCAGCTAAAGGTGGTCCCCAACTAAACGTTGTTGGACCCGCCAGTAAAGGTCCACCGGCGGGCGCAATGCCACCGGGAGGTGGGGGTAATACCCCCGGAGTAACGACACCCCAAGCGGGAGAATGAAGAAGGAGAGTAAAGTGGTTAACATTGCTGAACTTAAGGCTGAGTTGGAGCGCGTAACCTATCAGGCAAAGCAGATGTGGGACGACGCCGCTGCAAAATGGAAATCCCTTGAAGCGGAGTTTGACGGTATCCGCGATCAAATCAAAGCCATCGAAGATCACGAGAAGGCGCAGGCAGAGAAAGAAGCGCAGAAGCAAGCGCAATCTTCGGCACCCCCTCCCGCACCTGCGACACCTCCTCCCGTGCCGTCCCCTACGCCGAACACTGCGACGCAATCTTCGACTTCAACTCCCCCAAAGAAATAAGGGTCTAAAGTCTATCGAGCGGAAGCGAAGATAGACTACATAGAAGAGAAATATAAAGGAGAGCAACGATGCCACGTAGAACAGGTGGAATGGGCGCTGGTGCCGCAGCGATGGGTGGTGGAGGGCGTAAACCGCGACAACCACCGACGATGATGGGTGGTCCTCCCATGGGGGGGATGGGCGCTATGCCCCCGCGGCCTCGTCCTCCTGTTGGTGGCGGTCCTTCGCCTATGGGCGGGGCTATGGGGCCGCGAGCTGCCCCCGGCAGTGGTATCGGAGCTTTTAAGAAGGGGGGAGAGGCGAAGCGCGAAGAGAAAAAAGAAGAAGTAACAAAGCACGCGCACGGGGGGCCAGTCATCGCTGGTCATAAGACCCATGGAATGCCCGGTACCATGCACAAAGTGGAAGAGGGTATCACCAAGGGTACAGGCAGTGAGGGGCGACGTGCTGGCGTGAAAGGTGTTGGTCTTGAGGCGATTTCGTCTCAGACTTCCAACGCTAAGGCGCGTATAGGTACACATAAAAAGGGGACGTAACATGTTAAGAGTTATCGCAGCACTTGTTTTCGTTGTTATGGGTGCCTCTTTAGCAGAGGCCATAGCAACAGCGAAGGTTGTGCTTAACTCTACGACATGGAGTGATCTTGGCGCTGGTCCTGCGCTCATTGGCCCTACTGGGCATGTTGTGTTTTTGATCGACGATACAGCCCCTACGACTGGCCTTCAGCAGGGGTTGGGATTTCCGATCAATGGTGGGACGCAGTGTCTAAACACAACGTCTCATGTGTGGGCAATGGCAGCAGATGCGTATCCTGCGTGGGTATTCGTTGCGCCTGTTGTAGGGTGCTAAGCGTGCGCGTTTACGCGAACACGCTAAACGCGAAATAGGAGAACTAAAATGGCGAAGTTTATCAGTAGAGACAACCACCAGAACAAAGACGCTGGCTTCTTTGCGCAAGGTGGCAAGACGAAGATGTTTGGCAAGGGCCACACTGGCAAGGTGGAGTCTGGTCAATCCGGCAAGTCGAGTCAAGGCTCTGAGAACGGCGAGTTCGCCAAGGGCGGTGGCTCGAACGAAATGTTTGGCAAGGGGCACGCTGGCAACAAGGTTCCTGCTGTCAGCGGGAAGCAAAGTCAAGTAGGGTAATTATTTGAGTGGTTCGCGCAGCGCAAGCTTGCGCTCACTCTGGGAGTAACTAAGATGGCTATGCCCCTTTATGTTGATATTGACTTTAGCCAACGCATGGCTGCATTAAGGGATGTGGGTATCCAGCTTGGCCTTGCGTCCAACTTGATCCCCGATGTGAGTGCGGCGAACAGCCAACGCACTTACTTGAAAGTCATCAATAACTACCGGGTCGCTAAGTCACTTGCCCCTCTGCCGTCTTTAGATTACACTGGGTTTGTGGCTGC